TTCACCAATCTTGTCGTCGGGAAGCGCCGTGATGGTCTTCACGCCGTGCTTGGTGATCGCGGCCTTGATGTCGGGCACGAACTTGCTGTCCTGCCGGGAGAGGCTCATCGCGAGATCCTTCAGATCATCGCGGTTGACGGGTCGCGTGCCGCTCTCTGCGATGGCGTTTTCTTCGGCGCGCTGTTGCTCAAGGAGCTGGGCCACGCTTGCGGTCTTCGTTGTGGGGGCGGGAGCATTGGTCTCGGGCTCCGGCGTTGGCTCCACCTTGACGTCAGCCTGTTTGCGGGTGCGCGTGCGCTTCTCGGGTTCAGGGGTAATTGGGTCCGCTCCCGGCTTGGCAGGGGCAAAAGGATCGTGATTGCCGGCTGTTATGTACTCATAAAATTCCTGATTCTTAACCATCACCACTGTTCGGGCATCGATGGATGCGGTCTGGGCCTCGATGGCTGCGGCCTGTTTTTCGATGGCTGCCGCAAGGCGGTTGATTGCGTCTTCGATCACTTCTGCTTCTCCTCTTTGAAGTCAATTTCAGGTTGTGGTGGTCAGGAGGCGTATGCGCGCCAACCCTTGGTTGCATGCAGCTCGTGCGTCCAGACGGGGCCGACAACGCGCTTAATGATGTGGTGACCGTAGGTGCCTTTCTTGATCTTGCGGCGCGGCACAGGATCAGAGATCTTCTCAACGACTTTGGCGTTCGCCCAGAGGGCAACACCCTTCCTGCGTTCAATTCTGCGAAGTAGGCTGCTCATGGTTTCTCCTTGGTCGCACAGGCTTGCCTGTCCCGATTGGATACGTTATGTCTCGATTTATGTCAATTGCACCCGAGGAAACACATGCTGACCAGCACCAAACTTGGCAAGGAGATCGGCCTGACGAAGAAAACCGTCAACCGATTGGCTAAAGAGGGCCGCATCCCCTCCATCGTTCTCCCCTCCGGCCACCGCCGGTTCAACGTCGAGGAGGTGAAGGCGGCGCTGTCCACAGACTTGGCGTCCGTCCTGATCGATCCAGCCGAGGTCACCCAGAAAGACGCGGGCAATGGGGAAGGGCAATGATGATCAAATTCACCTATTGCAAAAACTTCGCGACTGCCGAAGAGCTTGAAGTCGAGTGGGACAAGTTCACCCTCACTGTGACGCGGTCGATCGAGTTTCCGTCGAAGGAAGCGTCGAAGAAGCGCGGTGCCTTCATTGGCGGCACGCTGAAGGATCCCAAGCGCAACCGTGCCGACGACAACATCGCCTTCCGCACGCACATCACAGCCGACATCGATCTGGTACGCATGGCTCTGGAGGACATCGAGCTCTACCTGCGGCTGGAGCTGGGCTGCGCCTTCGTCGCTTACTCGACCTACCGGCACACCGACGCCGCGCCGCGGATACGCATCGTGATCCCCCTCTCGCGCGCGGTGACGCAGGGTGAGTATCGGGCCCTTGTCGACAAGATCGCGAGGCTGCTGGCTGACCTTGGCGAGTTCGACAAGTGCTCGTGGGTCTGGGCGCAGCTGATGTTCCTCGCGTCGCACCAACCCGGCGTGAAGCCATGGAGCGTCGTGCAGGGCGGTGAGCCATGGCAGGTGCCGGATGTCCTTGAGGGCGTCGAGTACACTGTCGACAACCCCACCCCTGAGAGGGGGGAGTTGTCGACCGGAATGATTGAACAAAGTTCAGGTATCCCAAATGACGATTTCGGATCGGGCGACATTGCCGATCTGGAGCTTGCCCTTGCCCAGCGCCCCCTCGACCTGACGCCTGAAGACGTCGACAGCATCCTTGATCGCTGGCCGGCGGAACCGCTCGACTACGACGGCTGGGCCGAGGTCGGCATGGCGCTCTATCACCAGTTCGAGGGTCGCGACGAGGGCCTGCGCCGGTGGATGGCGTGGTCTGAGAAGTCGCCGAAGCACAATCCGCGCGAGATGCGGATGAAGTGGCGTTCCTTCGGGGGCCGTGCGCGCCCGAAGACGATGGCGTCGATCATCAGGCATGTGGGTGGCCTGCACAAGGCTCTCGCGATCGAGCCTGCCGGCGACACATTCGCGGCGCTGGAGGCGCAGGCGAGGGCTGTGACAGACGTCAAGGCCTACGGGGAGCTGCGCGACCGCGTGCGCAAGATGAGCGACGTGGCGCTGCCACTGGCCATGCGCGCGGCGCTGGCGCTGGCGGTCTTTGAGAGCTTCGGCAAGCAGGGGAACCTGACGAAGGCGGAAGTGAAGCGGGAGTTTCGTCCCGCCCGGCGGAAGGGGCCGGGCAGCGTGGGGGAGTACTCTGGCCCGGGGGAGTTCTCCGGGCCAGAGTGGCTCTCGGACTGGGTCTTCTGCGGGGCTGAGAACACCTACGAGCGCATCTCTGTGCGGGATTCGATGATCCCCGCCGCCTTCAAGGCATACTTCGGCGGCGAGCCCGAGGTAATGGCTGCGGAGGTGGACGCAGCCGCCTTCGCCCTCAACATCTGCAAAATACCCAAGGTCTCCAACCTGATGTTCTGGCCGGGTGCGGGCCAGTTCTTCGAACACCGCGGCCTTCGCTACCTCAACACCTACGAGGAGAGCGGCGTAACCCCCTGCGAGACGCTGGAGGGCGACGAGGACGGGAAGCGGGTCGTGGAGCTGTTCCTGCAGCACCTTCGTAACCTGATCCCGTCGGAGCGCGAGCAGCGCATCGTGATCGACTTCTTGGCCTTCGTGTACCAGAACCCCGGCAGGCGCGTGCGGTGGTCCATCCTGCTCTACGGCATCGAAGGTGCGGGCAAGACCTACTTCTTCAAGGTCGCGCAGCTCCTGATGGGGCACAACGCGAAGACCGTCAGCACGACGGCCATCAACTCTGAATTTACCGGCTGGGCAACCGGCGCGCGGCTGATCAACATCGACGAGATCCGCATCGCCGGCACCAACAAGTACGGCATCCTCGACAAGATGAAGCCGATGATTTCCGACGATACGATCTCGGTCATCCACAAGGGCAAGGACGAGCGTTCGGTCCCGAATTTCGCCTCGTACATGATGTCAACGAACCACGCCGACGCCATCCCGATCAGCGACAGCGACAGGCGCTACAGCGTGATCACGACCCGCTACACGACCAAGGAGGAGCTGAACGCCTTCCACGGCGGCCCAGAGGGCGTGGAGGCATATTTCAGCAAGCTGTTCTCCGAAACGGCGCGACGCGCCGACGCCATCGCCTGCTTTCTCCGGGACTGGAAGGTTGATGCGTCTTTCAATCCGGAGGGGCGGGCCCCGGAAACCGATGGCCTGTTGTCGATGCGCAGCTTGAATGTTTCCGAGGAGCGCGACGATGTGGAGGCGGCGATCGACCACTACGCCAGCCCCGTCATCTCACGCGACCTGCTCGACGTCACCGAGTTGAACAAGAGGGCCTTGCTGGATGGGAAGAGCCTGCCGAGCCGGAAGCAAATGGGTCACATCCTCTCCAACTTTGGCCTGCAACAGATCGAGGGGCGGCGCATCAAGCTCAAAGACAGAACCGACCACTACGTCTGGTACAACCGGAACAAGCACACCGACGAGGAGGCGCGCAGGCTTGTTCGTGAGTACCACGATGGCGACAGGGATTTCTCTGACGTCCCATTTTGAGTGTGGGGCGTGAAAAACGGGCCAAGGGTGCAAAAATTTCTTTGCACCCTAGTTTAGCGCCCCACGGGATTTTTTATTAAAATCAAAGGGTTCTTAGGTTTTGGGGTTTTGGGGTTAAAATAAAAGGGTAACCTGTGTAAAAAGAGAGTTAGTAATAAAAAAATTACTTAATTACTTGTATAAAAATTTGGGGTGGGGTAGAAAAAATCGATTCCCCTCCCCGCCGGAGGTAAAGCTTTACACCCCAAACCCCACGCACCCCAAAATCGCCCCTGCCGGTATGGCGTGGGTGATGGTGAAACGAAAAGGAAAAGGACCATGAGACCCAGCGCACGCATCAGGTATCCATTCAACCCAAAGTACATTCCGATCCACTTTCGATACGATGAAGTGAAGGGGGTGTTGTTCTGGAATGTGAGGCGGAGCGGCAGGAAGGTAGACCGCCCGGCGGGAACCAAAAACGCCAGTGGGCACATCGTAATTTCTCTTTTGGGTGACCCCCTGCTGGCCGAAAACATTGTTTGGGCAATGATGACCGGGAAAAACGAATTTGGTGTGATCGATCACAAAAACGGCGACAAGACCGACAACAGGTTCGAAAATCTTAAAGAGCTTCGGGCCGGAGAAGTCTATCTGGAGTGGGCGGCGATGCGTGAGCTGAGGGATTTCAGGGAATACGGTTACGGGCCCGACTTCCTGTAAATGAAAACGGCGGCCACTAGGCCGCCGTCCTTTTTTCTTCGCTGATGACCCCTGCCAGCCACGGCAGGTCGATCTTGTCATCGTCCACGGCCCGCATCAGCAGGCGCAGCGTCTGCGGGATCGCGCTCCGGCCACTGAGCCAGTAGCCGATGCAGCGTTCGGTGACGCCGCAGATGAGCGCCAAATCACCCTGCGTGAGTTTGTGGCGCGTCAGCCACGCGCGGAGGTCGGGGAGGGGTTTCAATGGTACATCTCCATGAGGGCCGATCGTGCGGCGTCGAGAGAGGGGGCGTGGCGGACTTCCCCGTGGACCGATACCGCCCGCCACAGCGTCTCCCCGGGCCGCGTGGGGTACACCGCCTTGCGGGTCCAGCCGACGACCTTGCCGCAGTAGATCAGTTCAAACGTGTTGTCGGGCGACTTTTCGAAGCGGATCGTGATTTTTGTCATTGGTGACCCCCTATCACGCGGGGGTCTTGGCTGCGTCGCGGGCGACGGCGAGAGCTTTGTGCATGGCTTCGAAGGCGATGCGCTGGTTGCCCAGCTTGTCGAGGGAGCTGCGCGAGAGGCTGGCTTCGAAGCCCGCCTCGACGACCTCGCCGCGGAAGCGCGCGGCGTCCGCGAGGTCGTTGAATGAGAAGTCAGAGTGAACGCCGGATTCGAAGTAGGCGCGGACGGTGAAGATGTTCATGGCGATGTCTTTCGGTTGCGGGTTGAAGGAGCTGGTGCTCGCGCTTACGCGAGCACAGTGGCGGTGCGAGCCTTGACGCGCAGCGTGTGGACGTCGGAGGTCTTGGTGCAGGCGGCGATCTGCGCCGGGGTCAGGAGGGCCTTGGCGGCCTTGCTGTCGAAGCTGGCGCGTTCGGTCAGCGAGACCTCGACGATGGCGTTGATGCCGACGACGCGGTCGGAGCCGGTGGCGAGGATCTCCGCGCGGGCCTTCTCGAGTTCCTTGGTGAGGGCGTCGATGTCGGCCTTGAGGATCGCGAAGCGGTCAGCGGCGGGGAGGGTGGCGAGGGAAGCGAGATCGGTCATGGTCATCTCCAGAAGTTGCGGTCAACAGCGACCGTGAGAATGTCTTATCCCGAACAATTTTCGGTGTCAACAGGCTTTACACGTTTTTTTCTTTTTCGGCGACGATCGCGGCCTTGATGGCCTTGATGTCGGGATAGGTGTTCTCGCCATTGGCATCGAAGAGACGCGCCGAGGCGGCCTGATTGTCGGGGTCAGATATCCGGAACACGGTCTGATTGAAGAAGTCGAGCATGTAAGCGGGTCCATTGGGCTGCATCTGGATCCGGGCGACGAGGCCCTTCCGGTCGCACCGCGCCGCGCGGGCAAGGGAGAACGTCACCCAAGCCTTGCGCTTCATTGTTCCAATGTCCTTCGAGCTGTGGTTCGTCTTGACGGCGACAACGTCGCCCTTTTTCACTTTGGTCATGGTGCATTCTCCGTTGGTTGGGGGGAAGATGAGGGGCCGGAGCCCCTCAGAACCAGTTGGCCTCGCAGATGGGGCCGATGCCGCGCTCAACGGACACGGGGTCCGTCAGCTCCCGGCCACAGCAGCAGCAGCGCCCTGTGAGCTTGCCAGTGGCCACGGCGGCGGCCAGAGGGTCGGCGATGGCACTGGCGACCGTCTGGGCGGCAGCGTCGTTGCAGTCGCGCGAGGCGAAGAACTTCTCGTTGGTGATCTTGCCGAGGTAGGTCTCGCCTGACTTCACGTAGAGGGAGCCAGCGTTCTTGCTACTCGCGCCGGCGGGCGAGATCGTCAAATCCTGCAGGTGCAGCTTGGGGTACTTCAGGCCTGACGCCTTGGCCTTGTCGAAGGCGGCAAAGAGTTTCTTGGTCTCGACGGTCGGCGCGGCCTCCGCGCGAGCCTGAGCAGCCGCCTGACGCTCTGCGTCGCGGGCGATGCACTTGTCGATGGCCGCCACCTGCCCATCGGTCAGTTCACCGTACTTGCGCGCGGCGTCGAGGAGGGACTGGGCGAAGGCAAAAATCGGGGCCTTGGCGACCAGCCACGCATGCTGCGCCGGGTGCGCCTCTTTCACCCACGCCTCGTTCTTGGCCTCGTTGTTGATCTTGCGCTGGGCGGTCTTGGCGCGGTTACCGGCGCGAGTGGCGGCGTCGGTCTTGAAGGTCTTGTAGCCAACGCCGTCGCAGGCGAAGCACTTGCCGAGCGAGCGGCCCGACCAAGAGATGAACTGGCCGCGCCCGGCGCACTTGACGCAGTTTTCGCGGAAGGTGGGGTCGATGCGGTAGCCGGCGTTGTCGTAGGTAACGGTCATGGTCGTCTCCAGAAGTCGCGGTCATCAGCGACCGTGAAAAATTTCTAACCGGAACAATTTTCGGTGTCAACAGCCTTTACAAAATTTGCCAAAAAAAAATCGCCGCGAATAAATCGCGGCGAATAATCCGGCGAATTTTGCCGATCAGTCTTCAATTTTTTGCCGGTGGTCTGGCTTCCACGCGCCGGAGGCAATGTGATCGGCGATGTCTGTCTTGACCTCTTCAAAGGTGCATGGTTCCAATAGGGTCACCTCGACCCCGTGCCCCTGCTCCCTGCACCACTTGCTGATCCTGACGGCCTCTTCCATTGTGGCGAAGCGGGTGATGTTGTCGCTGACGATCATTGCCAAGCCCCCGAGCTTGGCCTTGCCGCACACGAATTTGATCGAAAGTTTAACGATGCTGGTCATGGTCATGGTCTCCAAATTGGGCGGTCATCAGCGACCGCGCGTGGTTTTTACGAAGTCAAAAGTTGATTGTCAACACCCTTTACAGGAACGGCACGTTGTTGCAGGGGATACCTGCGTCGCGCAGCTTGGCGACGGCGCTTCGGGCGGCGGCCCGCAGTCGCTTCAGCCTGCCTGATGTCAGTTCCCCGTTTTCGACGGCGTCGGCGCAGCGCGCCAGATAGGTTGATCCCTCAAGCGCGTCGACAAGGACGCGGCGGGCATCGACGGGGCAGAAAATCGTCACACGGTTCGACGTGACGTCGTGGGTCTCAATGCTGCCGATCAGGTCCAATTCGCAGTCGAGTGCCTCCGCGATCGCGCCCGGCGCTCCTTCCAACCGATCCACAAAGATCTCCCACTCGGTGGGCGTGAAGATAAAAAAAGTTTTGACGAGATAGGTCATGGTCGTTCCTTTCAGTTTACGGTTTCGTCGATGTGGTTTGCGACCTGAGCGATGATCGCGTCGAAGATCGGGTTGCCGGCGTGCAGGATCAGGTCCGCTGATTCGGAGCCGTCTTCGACCGAGGTCAGGACAACGTCCATGCGGCCATAGCCGGTGACCTCGACGCCGCCGGGCTCGCCGACAGAGGCGGAGCGCGCGACGTCCACAGTGTCAACGTGGACGCTGCCGTTGGCCCAGTAATCGGCACCACCAATGGTGATTTCGATGTCTTCGATGCGATAGTCGATCACGGTCATGGTCTCCATCGGTCACTGCGACCGTGCAATCCTTCTACCCTGAACAATGTTCGCTTGTCAACAGCCTTGTCAAAGAAAAAGGGGCCGAAGCCCCCTCAGAAATTGTAATCGTGAAATTTACGAGGTTTGTCGGCGAGGCCGTAGTAGTTGCCCCACTTGTCCTTCCACTGACCGCGCTTGTTGAGGCGGATGCGGATCACGCGACCCTCAGTGTTGGGGGTGATGGTCCACTCCTGTTCATCCTGCCGCGAGCAGTGGCCGAAGAAGCCGCCCGGCGCGAAGCCGAGCTTGTTCTCGGGATTGGAACGCACGGCGTGCATTGCGCGGATTTCCAAGGTCTTGTCGCTGACCTCCCGCACGACTTCAAAGGGGTTGACGTCAGAGTATCCGAAATGATTGGCGAATTTCATGGTCATGGTCTCCATCGGTCACTGCAACCGTGTAATCCTTCTACCCGAACAATGTTCGTGTTGTCAAGCGACTTACCGGGGTGTACGTTGAAAAAATCACAGGAGATCGACCTTGAGCACACCAGAGGCAGTTTTGCCGAAAACCTCAGAGCAAATTGCCGCCTTGGAGCGGCAACTCAACATCTTGAAGGCGGAGCGGTCGGCGCATATCATGATCATGCACCGCGCGGGCAAGTCATTGGCGCAGATCGGAAAAGTCGCCGGGCTGACGCGCCAGCGCGTGCTGCAGATCATCCAGCGATACGAGGGGCCGAATGCCACGGGGTAAGAAGGCCAAGATCCTTGAGCCGGACGAAATCATCCCGCCGCGAAGGGCTGGGCGTCCGTCCGGCTACAACGAAGCGACCGCCACTGAAATCTGTCACCGCATGATCAATGGAGAAAACCTGACAGCCATTTGCAAAGACAAGCATATGCCGTCGCGCGTGACTGTCTACGATTGGATGGAAGCGCATCCAGAATTTCGTACGAGGTGTGCGCGTGCGCGAGAGGGTCTCGCCGACTTTCTCGTTGATGAAATCGAACAGCTCGCAAAGGAAACGACAGAAGAAAACGTCAACAGCATGAAGGTCAAGATTTCGACAAAGCAGTGGCGCGCGATGAAGATGGCTCCGCGCATCTACGGCGATCGCACAACGACAGAGATCACTGGCGCGAATGGCGCGCCGATTCAGCTTGAAGCAAAGCGCACGATCAACTTTGAGAACATGAGCGAGGAGCAGCTCGAGCAGGTCGAGCAGGCGCTGCGACTGGCGCTGGAGCACAAGAAAGAATGATCCCCCGAACCATTCACTTCATTTATCCCGTGGCTGAGCGAACGCGCCCGTGGTCGCTCGTCAATCACGCTGCTGTCATGTTGGCGCGCAAGCATCATCCACATGATGAGATCATCGTATGGACTAATGAACCAAAGTCCAGTTTCAAGATGCGTGTTAGTGCGGCTCTCGCTGGTGCGGAAATTGAGTTCATCGACTTGCCAACGCAGATTTGCGGGGTCGATATAAAGCACCCTCAATAC